TGACGACCACTTAATGTAACACTTTGACCTATACGCTTATCATAGAAACGACAGTGTTCATTTAACAATGCACCATAAGCACTATTCAATAAAATCTTACGTACTAATTGTCGTTTATCCCAATATGCTCTTTCTTCGGGTGTAGTGCTTTCTTTGAGTTTCTTTTGCATTACTTTACGATCACTATACCAACGTGATAGTAGTCCGGGAATTACGCCTTCATTGTCATATCTAAAGATCGTGCCGTTAGCACTTAGAATATATGGCTTATGACTATCAAATATCAACTTCCATACTTCTGCTGCACTTTTAACTTCAGTGCGGCCATCTTCATAGTCAATAGTGATATCTGTTCCACGTTCTTGTTTCATAACGCTGGCATATTCTAGTGCGCCAAATAGTCCTTCCCATAGTTTACTACCGGTCTCCATATCATCATCTTCTTCACTGTATCGTGCCTTTTGTCGTGCTAATTCACGCCCTTTCTCAAGCATATACTGATCACTAAGTGAAGGTCTTAGTTGTCCAACAATTGTTTCTGGAGCCATGTTCAACGCACGAATCACACTGGGATACAGACTGTTAATATCAACTGCGCCTACCCATTCATGTATGCCACGTTTTGGATTGGCAACAAACGCACCTGCTGCTGGGCTATTTTCTGTTTTATTTTCGTCACGGCGTTTTTTATCTGGAATTACAAGTCCACGCTCATGTGCCTCGTTCATAATAGCCATTTCAATCATTGCTACACTGCCCATAACAGTTGGCAATAATACAGTATTTTCATGTGCTAGTTGATTTGCCAATTCTAAGAACTGTAGTTTCTTGTCAATCTTAACAAGCAACATGGTATCTTGACGATTATATTCTAAGAATCTTTTGAAGTCTTTATTGTATAATTGGTCAAGTGTACCTTCATATTGAGTTTTGTTTTCACCAACTTCCATTTCACCAATAAAGTCTAGTTTATAACTATGACGACTTTCATAGTTGTACTTCTTATACAACTGTAGATAGTCCATGTGTATACGACCAACTAAGTCGTAAGTTGTTTCAACTTTACCAAAACGTTCATATTCACGTGCTTTTGGCATCTGCCCAAGCAAACAAAATTTTCGTGTGTCATCTTTGCTCATTACACGTGTTACACGATTAACAAGATAGGGAATATCGTAACCTTCTGAGTTCCAACCACTGAGTACGTCTGCATCTTCGATTAGTTTGAAGAATGCCTCAAACATATCAATTTCATTGCGAAACATTACAGTGTTATCAAATTCATTTACAATATCTTGTGCAGTATCATCACTCATACTCTTAGGCGGTATACATAGTGTTACAAGTTGATCTAACCAACTTAGATACAAACTAATTGCCGTGACCTTATTAAATGGATCAGTTGTTGGGCTAAAGCCTCTGTCTGGATCAAAGTCTACTTCAATATCAAAAAATACTGTGTGTAGTTTTGGCGCATCAACTTTTAGATAGTGTTCACTAAGACAGCGAAACACTACGTTTACATCGCTTTCAAATATCTTTTTATTGCCATGTATACGTCTTTCTTTTTCAAATTCAGATTTTTTACGTGTACTGAATCTGCTTACACTATCGCCATACATACTACGATACTTGCCTTTTGGATCGGCATAATACATAATATAATTGGCAGGATACTCGTTATAAGTTCTTTTGCCGTCTTTACGTTCTACGACAAATATCCTATCAGTTTGCCTATCGTGTATTGCATCAATATATGACATGATCTTTTATCCTATTATAAGTCATTTCTGCTAATAAAGCATGTGTTTTGGGTCCAGGATGTTTTTTATCGTTTGCAGTATCTGTACGAAAATGATCTTGTGGGGAAAAATCTGTAATCACACAATTAGAATTTAGATATTCAGGAACTTTAAAATTATGGTAATCATTTATCATGGGTAAACCAAAATTAATAATTTTTTTATTGGTCAAATATAAATGCGCCGTATAAATGAAAATATAATTTTTTACAATATTATCTTCTTCTACACTTTTATGAAGAATGAGTGGTGGTGATTCAAGTGTAAAGGGATCATATTTTATACGCATTTGAGTAAAGTACGTTCTATGAAAATATGACCATCCTACTATTACTATATCATCTGTGTTAAAGTCAAAATTTAAAATATCATATAAAATACGTATATTACAATTTCCACCTTTTCCCATGTTTACAGTATCGACTTTTAATAAATCACCCAGTAGTTTAGGCCATGCCAAATTACTGGGGTTAATATTATCATAGTCGTGCGCTTCCCATTGATCAGGCAACGCCCATCCTTTAGTATAGGAACATCCAAATGCTACCAATCTTGGCATTAAATAGTTTTACCCACTGTTTCTAAAATAGTATTCAATTCTTCGTTTTCTTTGTTAGTTTCGCCCAATTTCATCTTGTGTGCGACTTTGATAGCCTTTTTAAGTACGCTGGGTTTAATTTCCAATTCTTCTGCTACTGCTTTGATTGTGTCATTAAGCCCGCCACTTAGTGTTTCAACTTCGTGCATTACAGACAAGCCTTCATTAATCAATTGTGTTAATTTAATTTTGGCTTCATTATTAAAACTTCGTTCAGTCATTGTATCTCCTTGAATGTATTAGTTATTATATACAGTTGTGCATAAAAGTCAAACATTTTAACACCCAGTATTGTATTATAAATAAGAGTCTATGGCAATTATAAAACGCACTGGCATATCTACTCCAATAAAGATTATACCAACAATTAATTTGGAATCAGGTTTTTATTTTTTATCAATATGGCCAATGGAAAACTACAACTTAGATAATCTAGAACAACAAAAAGATAAAATACATACCATAGTAATTGATCAGGGAGTTGAATATCAATTTAATCAACTTTATGGTGATGATTTTGGAGTTGCCAAATTAATTAAAAAATACCCAGAAAAGAATTTTATTATTATAACTTGTGACTACAAGTATGGTTACAACTATATTAATTGGGATGAAAATCCCAATGTTAAAATTTTAGATTACAATGGATATTGGATATGCAAAGCATTTTCCGGAATATATGAAAAATGTTTGAATTCAGATGATATTAACATAAAAAATAATTTGGATATTAAAAATAATAACATATGTTTAGATACACCATTAGAACATTTATTCATAAGTTTAAATAACATTTCTCATGTTCATCGTGCAAGATTAATGGACGAATTGGCTAAAAATAATCTAATAGAAAAAGGTGCGATTTCATGGCGAGATGTTACTCGCATGTATGATAACCAAAGAACCGATGAATTGGATAGTGTTAGACATGGGTATGTTTACAAATATTGGAAACCAAAAAGAATGTATTTGGATCAACCTTTAATAGATTATAGTAACAACGTTGAGCAATATCATATACCAATACAAATAAAAAGTTCATTTGCACAGATTGTTGCCGAATCTACTGTTAATCAGGTATTTATTTCGGAAAAAACTACTACTAGTATTTTTTATAATAAAATGTTTATGGTTCTAGGTTGTCAAAACTTTCACGCCAACTTAGTTGAAATGGGATTCAAAATGTATGAAAATGTGTTTGACTATAGTTTTGATAGCGACCCAGATTATGAAATAAGAGTGGAAAAAATTGTAAAAAATATCAAAAGATATGAAAATTATTCTATGACAGATTTACAAAAAATTATAAACAGTAATAAATCTATTATTAAATACAACAGAGAGTTGGCTATAGAATATTTACACGAACGAATTCCCAAAGAAATGTACGATTTAAATGAAACATTGTTATCAAATAAACTTCCCAGACTCTGGGCGGGCTTTATTCCCTATAGCAACATTAATTATGTAAAATCAAGTTTTTATGGCGATTAAAAAAACAAAAAAGCCCAAGAAACCCAAAATATCAGTATTTTTACACCATCCCTATTGTTCGGCGCATTGTGCTGTAAGTATACACGAGGCACTTTGGAAAAAATACAATGTTGAACTTTTTCAATTAAAAGATTTATATAAACCCAAAACACTGCGCGGCACTAAAATAATTTTATTTCCAGGTGGTGCGGGTGACAGTCAAAAGTTTCAAAGAGATATAGTACCACATAAAGAACCAATACTTGAATACATGGACAAACGTGGCAAGTATCTTGGTATATGTATGGGAGCGTACTGGGCTGGTCCATTATATTTTGATTTACTTAAAAATTTAGATGCTGTGCAGTACATTAAAAGACCACGTGCTGATGTGCGTAGAAGCCATGGCACAACTGCTGAAGTAGATTGGTTAGGGCAAACTACTAAAATGTATTTCTATGATGGCTGTGCTATTGTTGGTAACGGACGTAGTAATGTT